TTTATATACGTTTCAATTGCAGCCGCGTGTGCTTGTTTTATGTCTTCCGACGTATTTGGAATACCACCTATTTCTTTTTCTGTTATAGATAATTTATTCCAAACTTTATCAGGTCTATTCATTGAATAAGCCCTGTATCCTCTTCTTTTTAAATGATATAATAATCTTGGTTTATTATTTTCTGCAAGTACGGGCATACCATAATAAACTAAAGCCATTAATACATCTTCAAAAAATAGTTCAGCTGTTTGAGGTCTTGCTACATATTCTAAAAAAAATGAATTAGCAGGAGCATCTTCCATACTAAACTTAGTTAATCCGTGTAAAGCACCTTTTGAGCCTTGTCCGTCTGTTGTTCCAGATATATCATATGAGTCACATCCAAATGCACCTATATGCTCATTACCTGGTGTTTTTATACCATTTTTTAAAATGATATTATTTTCTAAATTTTTAGGCGGTGTCCACGAAATAAAAAATCTACCGTTTTTATTTGGAGTAAACATTACTTTTGAATCTTTTATTCCATTTTCCCAAGAAAAAGAACCTTGCGTAATATATCCTTTACGCATTAAATCATCATTATAATCAATTTGCTCATAAATTTTGCTTAAATTGAATATACTGTTTTTAGTTTCATCTCTAAAAGCATGTTCTTCCGTTCTTGGAAATTGCCTATAATATTCATTTAAAGCATCTCCATCGTGCTTTAATCCTTCAACTTCATTATTCCAAAAGTCAACTACACCTGTGTCAATAAGCTCGCCATCGTTTCCAAGGACTTCTTTCTCTGGTGTTCCGAATACAGGATGTCCATAAGAATCAATGAATCCTTCGTAGTTCCATTCCATAGGTATGAACAAACTATATAATCCCGAGCTAGTCTGGCCATTACGATTTCGTTTTGTGACATCTGAATCATAATAAAGTTTTTTAAAATTATCACCTCCTTTATCTAATGAGTTTGACGTTGAACCCATCATACATTTTCCTATAACCTTACTTCCAAGTCGAAGTGTTGTTTTTGTAACTCTCCAGTTATTTAAAATGTTATCTGGTCTTTCCCATTTACCAGATTCGTCGTGTACTAAAATACGAAGCTTTTCACCATCATAAGAGTTGTCACCTGTGTTTTTCCAGTCGATAGTGGTATCCAATCCCTCCGGAATGTCATCGTCAAACCCAACGGAAGCTTTGAGGTTATTCTTTGTAAGCTTTGACGCTGGAACTCTATAAGCAAGCTCTGTCTTAGGTCTGTCCATACCGTCTTGAATGGGACGGAAGAAGAAAGGATAATTGGTACTAATTGGAACAACTTTATCTGTAAACATTTTTTTAGCGTCTGCTCCAGACTTTGAAAGTATCCCAAATCGTGCATCCTTTGTAATTGTAGCTTGATTGACGGTTTCGCAACTTGCCATAAAAGAGAATCCCGATCTTCTGTTTTTAAGGTAGCATAAACCATAACATCTTTGGTCGGCTTTGCAAGCTTCCCAAAATATATAGAATATTCTATTTGCTTCGCGAAAGTCTGGTTTTCCAACATCAATTTTTGTCCATTGCAAATACATGTAGTGAGTACCAGTAATATAAGTGGGTACATTGTTGTTAATAAACCAAAACCCGTTTTCTCTTTTGTTAAATTCTTCATCAATATAATCGTACCATTTATTTTTAAAAATAGCAGGATATGTATCCCATTGAAATCTTGTTTTTATTTGATCTAATTCTTTAGGATATACATGTGCTTCCCATCTATTATTTGTATTAGATATTTTTTTAGGAGCAGGAGGTAAAGCTATTTTTAAATTTTGTATTTCAATTATATCACCTATAGCACCCGTTTTACTAATAACAATTATATCATGCTCTTTATTATATCCATAATCCCATTTTTTTGCTTTGTTATATCTTTTTATAACATTTAATTTAATAGGATTAATTAATTTAATTAAATCGTACATTATATTTATTTAGATCTTCTTTCAGCAAAACCTTTAAATGGTTTTTTTACTTTATCAGAAACATCTATAACATTTTTTTCACTTTCAAGTCTAGTTAATATTTCAAAAGCATCAAATATTGCTAATTTTTTTGTAGCTGCTGCGTTTTTTAATCTATCTGCAGCTAAATCCTCGTTAGGATCATTTAAAATAATTTTTTCTTCTGCTACTTTTATTAACTCATCTACTGCTTTATAACCAGCTTGGATTATATTCAATTTCATTTTTTTGTGTTCCATAGTTTATTGCTATTGAATTATCAGGAACTCTATATAGTCTTTCATTATCAAAAACAAATTCATATTCACTGTTTTCTGTAAAGCCTACTAAATCATCTTTTTTAAGATTTAAGCTTCTTAAACGTGGCGAAACGTGCTTTAAAACACCTACAAGAGGCTTTTCTTTACGCTCATCAAATTTATTCTGATTAAAAACAGGTTTTACAAAACTAAAACCTTCTATTGTTTTCCATTCATTATTTCTCTTATATAAAAATATTTGATCTATATAACAAAAATATTTATTTTCTTGAAAAAAACTTGAACCGTATTTATCTATACCATTCATACCATAAAATCTTCTAAAAATATTATGATGAACAATTACTTCATCATTTACTTTTAAAATAGGATTGTTAATTGGCGTTTCAATTATTTTACCTATTCTATTTACAAATTTATGATCTTCTATTGAGGTATTTAAAATTAATTCTTTTTTTTCAACTTGTTTTTTATTGCTATACACACCGTTTACCGGAGATATAATATAACAATGAAGATGCTTCATTAATATTCTAAATTATATTCAACTGCTATTGCCATATTTTTATTAAAGTTTTTCCAAGGTAATACCTCTTCTTCCTTCTCTATATAAATATTATAGCACTCATCTTCTTCAATAATTTCAACTATTTTATGTCCTCCAAATACTTCTTGGCCAATAGAGTAATGCATTGCATCGTTTTTATAATCTCTGCCAATACTAATTTTTCTTATTAGATTCATCTTTATTTTCTTTTAAATTTTTGCAATCGTTTAATATTTTAACTATTGCATTTACTCTATTTAATTCTCTTATAGGCATATCATTTAAAATACCTACAACTTTATTTATATCTTCTTGTGTTAATTTTTTATCCATAATATTAAATTTTATTATTAATTACAAATATAATATATTATAATTAATTATGGTGTTGTATCAGAAGAAGATGCAGCTACAGCATAAGCAAAAACAGCATTTGCTCCATCTGCTAAACATTCAATTTGTAAAATATTTGTTTCACCCCCGTCATAATCAGTTGATCCAACTTTTAAAAAAGATTCACTTGTTGCCGCATCACTATCAAGTGTTATTGTTTGTGAGCCTGATATATTATATATAGTTAAAACCTGTCCAGCTTTATAATTTGTAAAATCAAATTCAATACCGCCATTTAAAGCACTATTCATTTTATATACCGTTGCTGCTGCCCAATCAACAGACGTAGCTCCTGATTGATTTGTTATTGTTCCGACTGATGTGTATCTAGCCTCTAAAACATTGTGTGTTACTTTTGTTAATGCCATTTTTATTAATTTTTTTTATGTTACTACAGAAGGTGTTATATATGCTATAGAACCATATGTTCCTCTAGTACCAGTACTAACACTTACTTTATAATATGTATATGCTACAGCTGTATATGATGTAGGACCCATTACCGAACAATAAGCACTTAATGATCCCCCTGTATGATGATGCGTAACTAATAAGGTCCAATTTGTTCCGTCATTTGAGCCATACCATTTTAAATATCCTGTATAATTATAATAACTTGCCTGATAACCTGAAGAAGTTAATCCATTAGTTGTTGTAGGACCTTTCATAGTCATAACAACAGTATTATTAGCTTCAGCGCTTCCATTAGCACCAAAATTATATTGACTACCCCCGCTGCTTGGACAAGAAACTTCAAATAATCTATTACTAGTTGGATTATTATTTAAATATGGATCTTGATCAACTGGATTGATAGATGCAGAAGAATATGAAGCTACATTATTTTGGAAAGGGCTAACCGTTGCGTAAGCCGAGGCCCCTGGCATAAGTCTTTTATTAAGTCCCATTTTAATATACTATATTATAATCCATTATTGCAGATTTCGTAGTTAAATTATTTATAGCAGATTCATGGTTATTACAAGCAGTCCTTATATTATCTCTTTGAGTTTTTATATCATCAGGTATTGCTGTGCCTTTTTCTGCTTTTCTTGTTACATACCAATCTGTATTATATAATTCTATTTTTGCTGCAATTTTAGCTTCATTAATTTGTTTTGTTTTTAATTCAGCTAAAGTTTCTGGCCAAGTCTTATTATTTACAGAATAAGTAAATATATTGTTTTCAGAATCAAAGTTTATAGAGCCTAGCTCTTGTGTTTTTGAATTATAATCTGGTATTACAACATTATAAAATCCATAATTTTGTAATTCTATATCTGATAATAAATCAAAACCACCTATTATATTACCATATGATTTAGGTAAATTAATGAATGTTTTTATTGTGCCGTTATAATTTTTTGCTTTCATTTATTTTATAATTTTATACTATAAATATAGTTTCATTGTTGTATCACCAAATTCTCCTTTTGGAATAATATTAAATGCAATACTATATCTATCTTTATTAGTTTCATTAGGCATAACTTTATGATTTAAAAAAGAAGGAAACAAAATAATTGATTTTGGTTCCGGTAAAAAATTAATATACATAAAATTACTTTTATCTTTTCCGTTATAATTTATTATAGGTTGGAAATACCATTGGTTTAAATAAAAGTTTTCTAGCATAAGCATACTAGACTTTTCCATGTAATATGTACCACTAATATAAGCATTCTTATGAGAATGAAACTGCGAAAACCCTGTGGGTTTTGTTTTAGTTGCCCAAGAATTTGAAAACTGTACATCTTCAAACACGTGGCTCATACTGTTTAAATATTTTTTAGTACAATCTAATATTTGTTTTTTTAAATTTTTAAATAAATCGTGTTCTAATATACTTTGATTTGTAGTTGCACTTGAATTAAATCCTGCGTTAGTTGTATAAAATTCAGAGGTTTTACAAAAATTTAAAAATTCATTATTATCTGAATCTTTAATTTTTAAGTCGTCAATATAAATTTGAGTAGAGAAAATATTTTCTATCATGATAAAAATTCATCTGGAGTATTTGGAGGAACAATAAAATCAACACAATTTATCCATTGTTGATTTTCTTCGTCCCATTCACAAGTTTTATTAGGAGGATGAGCCACTGGTGCTTCATATCTACAAGTTGTTTCATTTAATATCCAACTAGGATATTCTTTTGTAGGAATAAAAGCATCCCTTGAAACGTCATAAACATCTCCAATACGAGCATAATTTTTTCTAAAAGAATGATTCCAACTCGTTTGTTTCCAATTTGATTTTCCAAATAAATTATTCAAAAATTCAATTCCTTTTAATTCGTCTTCAGTTCCATTGTTGTCTAAGATAGCATTTTCTACTCTCACAACTCTTAATACTATATTATTTTCATTTAATTCTGCAAAATGTGCCATAACTATGCCGTATAACTACCTGATGATTTAAAAATTATTACTTTATCACTTCCTTCAGTAATTACTGTAGGACTACCTGATGTTGTACCAGAATAATTAGCGGTAGGAACTCTTAATATAACGGCACCGCTTGCACCTTGGCATTGTGGTCTAGAATAAGAAGGATCAGACGCCGCTCCAGCACCCCCTGAGTTTGCTAAGGAAGCTCTTGCGATACTACCTCCGTGTAAAGATGCACCTCCACCTAATCCAATAACTGGAGTATTATCAATTTGATCATAGCCGCCGCCACCACCACCAAAATAAACATTACCTCCTGAAACTTCCCCCACACTTTGAGCTGAAGAATTACTACTTGATATTATTCCTGTAATCGTTCCATTACCACCACTACCAAATCCATTACCATTACCAACTTGACCGGTGCCACCACCACCTCCGCCGTTATATGTACCTGCACCTTGGCCTGGTCCTCCATTATATCCTTGTCCTGCAGTTCCACTACCAACAGATGAACCATGATGCCCACCGCCACATCCGCCATTTTGTCCATTACCAGATCCAGCACCTCCACCATAACCACCTCCCGTGCATGTTATAGTTGTAAAATTACCACCTCCGGAAGATATAGAAGAATCACTTCCATTAGCGTTAGTACCACCTCCACCTCCAACTGTAACAGTAATAACATCTCCTGTAACACCTGTAACAGCAGCTTCTGCAGCAACACCACCACCTGAATTTGTAACAGAAGATCTAAATCCTCCAGCACCACCTCCCGCAGAGTTTGCACCATAGCTACTAGTTCTTCCTCCGCCTGCACCACCGGCTTGGACCATCCATTGTATTTCAAATCCAGTTGAAACAGGATACGGAACTAAAAATTTTCTTCTTAACATAATTAAGGTGTATTGTCACTTGTATAAGTTGCCATACTATAAAAAAATACAGGATCTGTAGAAGAATCATCTGTACATTCTAATTGTAATATATTATGTGTACTATTATCATAATCAACAGCCGCAACTTTATTAAATGTATTAGAATTGCTTCCTTGCGCTGCAAGTGTAATTGATTGAGCTTTTAAAGGATATATAGTTACAATTTGACCTTTTTTATAATTGCTTAAATTAATTGTATAAGCCCCTGTTAAATCGCCACTTAATTTAAATACCGAACCTGTAGAACAATCAAATGCAACAGTACCTGTTAAAGTTGATATAGCTATAGATTCTGTATATCTAGCAGAAAGTTCATCATGACCCACTGCATTATCAGCCATTTTAACTTTTGTAACAGAATTATCAGCCAATTTAGCAGTTACAACTGCACTATCTACTATTTCATTTGAATTAACAGTATCGTTTGCTGCTAATAAATGTACAATTTCTATTTTAGCTCCATTTCCAGGTGCAGTGCTAAATGTAACTGTTGTTCCATTTGTAGAGTAAGTATCTTTACTTTGATATACCCCATCAATATATATCTGTGTTTTATTTTCAGTAGCAATAGTTGTAGATATATCAAAAGTTGTATCTGAACCATCTCCTGTAAACAAATCAACTTCTACAACACCACTTACAGCTACATAATGCATAAATTCTATACTAGAGCCAGCAGCAGGCGCAGTTGAAAAAGTTACTGTAGCACCTGAGGTTGAATAAGTATCTTTACTTTGATAAACACCATCTATATATATTTGAATGTTATTTTCATTTACTATAGTAGAGCTTGCATCAAAAGTTGTATCAGAACCATCTCCTGTATGTATATTTTTTTCTACTGATATAGAATCAGAAGGATTTGCTAATGCAGAAGAAATAGTTATTTCGTTTGCACTGTTTCTTGCAAGAGTAACATTTGTTCCTGCCGTTAGTTGAACTACAGAAGTATCATTACCTGATGTTGAAGTTAAATTTAAATCAACATTACTACCATCTGCAGTTGCATTTAAATCATAAGTTTCACCAGAAGCAGTAGACGCTATTGTAACTTGGTTAGCATCATTTCTTGTTAAACTTATATCAGTACCAGCTGTTAATTGTACAGTTGAATCTGTACCGCTTGCGGCATCTAAATTTAAATCTACATTATTACCATCTGCTGATACATTTATAGAATATGTGTCGCCTATTGTTCCTGTACCAAATTTAACATAGCTACCCATAAGTGAATGAGAGCTACATTGATAAAATAATATTGGTGGTGTAGATGTTGTTGGTGTAATTTGTGTATATGCACCTGAACTTCCTGCTGTACCATTTGTAATTACACCTGTTGTATAAGCAGTAGTTTTATTTGCTTCTTCATAAAATCTTAATGGATGAGAAGAATTAGAATTATCTGACTGATCAAATTTATATATATTTCCTGGTGTAAGTTCAAGATAAGCACCTTCAACACCATCTATAGTATAACCACTTGAACTGCCATTCCCATGCTCTGGGTGTGCGGCAGTTTTATCTATAACCTTTACTATAAGCGTCTTAGCAGTATCGCTATGTGCTATTGATCTATGCGCCGATAACTGTAACGGCGATTTGAACTTAATACCCATATATTAGTCTATTTTAGTAATGAGAATTTTATAATCCCCTGCTGTAACTGCTGAAGCAAACACAACTGTTACTGTTGTTGTTGATGCTCTTGCAATATCTACATTTATTGTTTCATACGGTGAACCAGTTTCAACTACTTGACATATTACATCTCTTGTATTTAAATCATGTGTTACCGTATATGTTATGTTATCTGATGATGCAACTGCTGATTCACTAGCATTTAAATTAACAGCAAAACTTCTTGCTGCTAAACCTTCTGGTGTTACAGCTTTTGTTGTATTTGTACCGGCTAATGCTTCAGCTGTTGTTGCAAGTTGTACACCTCCTATAGCACTTGCACTAGCTGCAGATGTTGCAATACTAATTGATCCTGCACCATTTGTTACTGTTATACCGTTACCTCCTGTTAGTGTTCCTAGTTGTAAATCACTATTAGAACCATGACCTATTAATAATTGGCCATCTGTAGGATTAGCTCCATCATATGTTGTAATTGAACCTCCTAAATCTAAACTACCTATATCAAGACTTCCCTTTGTACCAGAAAAAACTTCAGATGAATTTGTAGCCTGTGTTAATACTGTAAATTTACCTGTTGAATCATCAAATCCAAAAAATCCAACTCTTGCGCTTCCATCATTATATTTAAATTCAATACCTCTGTCTTTATTATCATCAGAACTATTACTTCCTAAAG